CATTTATAAAGTTCATCATTGTGTAAATCCATTTATCTAACATTCTAAGTTTATATTGATATTTATGCGTAAATTTTCATCTGTTTGATTGGCACTACAATGCTTCATACGACCATCAAAGATAATCATTTGATTAGCAACTGATTTTACTTTTGTGCCATCTTCAAACATTGTATATCCGTTATTTGTATTTACAGAATATAATGCCACAAAATGTTTTTCATTCATGTCAACATGCATACCTGCTTCTATATGTTTTTCTTTTCTTGTATAACAGTTTATCTTTGCACGAATAAGATAATTAAAATCTAATCTACCTAAAATAGGTGATAGTATTTTATTGTAATGTTCACTTCTTACTTCATTCTGGTGAAATAACACATGATTAAAATAGTAATCAGATTGGTCAGTTGGTTCTGACACATAGTTATTATAGAAATAAGGAAAGTTATTACCTAGTAAAGTTGATTGAATATCATTTACTATGTCTTGGTCGTTTATAAAGTTATCAATAATTTTCATACTTACATTATATCACATTTATGCCAATTTGGCAAATTTTTAATTAAAATGGTGTAGAATACTCGTGGTACTTATAACCAAATGTTACCTGTGCCGTAATATATTCAACATCTGTATTGTTTTGATTATATTCTATTGCACTTAAAGCTTTAGGATAACAATCTCTAAATGATATCTCTACTTTAGGTATGTTTCTATTTGTTAAGTGTACTAGTTTTGCGTCTGAGTATATTGCACCATCAGGTGTTGCTAAACCAGATTTACCTGGTTCACTTTGTATACCTCTTGTTTGAGAGTTTGGCATTCTATCTTGTCCTTCTGCTAATAGTGCTTGAAATTTCTCATCACTATCAACTTGTGCTAAAGCTGCCATCCACTCATGTACTTTTCTATAGTTTTGTAATTCTTCATCAACTAAGAAAGTAATTGTTAAATCACTAAACGTCATATCATTACCTGGTATTTTCAGTTGTTGTAAACGAGTAGGTTGATTTAATTCTGACAATGATACATCTGGTATTTGAGCTGCTACTGTGTTAAACTCTACAAGTGGTAATTTTACCATCTGAAATTTAAACTTAGTAGGATCAGCGTAATCTAAACCTGCACCACTTGGTTGTTTAGTAGTTATTGTACTATCTGTCATATTACTATTTAGTCTAACCCCTAATGCCTATTTCTGGTTTAGGTAGTGGTACTATGATAGTTGTTGTATCATCTACCTCTTCCCACGCTTTATCGTCTGATAATTTCTTTAATTCTTTTTCTGTATCTGTTAATACTTTTTCTTTTTCTCTTATCTCTTCCATTTTTTCTTCTAAAGGCAAAGGATCCTTAGATGTAGGTATCATCATTGCAACCGCTAATATGATAAGCGATATGATTGTTATCCAGAGATATTGTACGAGTATTTTCATATGTTTATTTATTTCAAAAAAAAAAGAGGGGAAAATTAATTCCCCTCTCTTTAATAATTTACAGTCAAACTGTCTATTACATTAGGTTAGAAACTTTAACCATTCTGTAGTAAATGTTTGATTGGTCAGTACCTGTGTCAGAAGTTTGTGCTGAACTTTCCGCAAATGGGTTTCTTACAAGACCGTATCTTGTTTTGAAACCAATTTTTGGTTGGAAAGTATCTTCACCAACTGCTCTAACCATTTGTAGAGGTACATACGGACAATAGAACATACCAGCGTCATAAGGTGAAGTACCTTTATAACCTACTGTGTAGTATTGTGCCGCTGTGTTGTTTGACGCATAAGGGTCAATGTACACTTTGTATCTACCGTTTAGAGTACCAGCAAAAGTATTACCTGTGTCGTCAACATTTAAACTGTTGTTTAACGCAGGAGCGTAATCTAAGATACCCGCCATTTGTAAAGCAGAAGCAACATCAGAAGAACAGATAAGGATATTTCCTTTTCCTCTTCTTGTTTCTTGTGCAATTACGTTAGCGTCTCTTTCAACTTGGAACATTAGTCCTTTGAATTTTTCAACAGACCATCTACCGTTAGAGTCCGTATCTAAATCAAAAGTACCAGATGTAGTTGTATTAGTGTTAGCACCTTTTTTAGCTTTTTCGTAAATTGTTCTCACAACTTCTCTATTGATTTCAGCAAGGATCTCAGCAGAAAGAATGTTAGCTAATTCAGTTTCAGCGTCTAAGCCGTGAATTGCTTTAAGGTCTTGTGCAAGTTCCATTGTGTACTCAGCTTTTAACTGTCTAGTCTTAGCTGTTACAGTTGATTTCTCAATTGAGAACGCCATTTCTGCAAATGATGATGAAGCTTCAGCAGTCGCTGTTGCAATACCAGTACCAGCAGTAACGGATGTTGTTGTGTCGTTCATTAAACCAGGATTCAATGATGCTGAATGTGTTCCAGTACCAGAGAAATCTGAATCCGCTTCATTAAATAAAGCTTCAGTTCCTGAGTTAGAAGTAAATCTGCTCTTCATAGCGAAGATAAGACCAGTTGGACCAGTCATTGGTTGTACACCACAGATGTCGTAGGCAATAAGATTAGGCATTGCTCTTCTTACAAGTGAAATTAGAATAGGGTCCCAGTTAGCAACTGCGCTACCTGTTACGTTTGCAATTTCACCTAAGAATGCTTTGTCTTCTTTCGCCGCTTTTTCTTGGTTTTCCAAGATTACTGATGTCACAGCTCTTTTGTACGGATTGTCAATTTTTGGCAAGTCCGCATGATTAAGAACTGGAGACCATTTCTCTTGTAAGTTTTGCGAATTAAACATTTAAGTCTCTCCTTAGTTTTTTAATTGTTGTAGATATCTCTACTTTTTACCCTACTAATTGCAGCCGTATAACGAGACATGCTATCAGACATATCTGTTACTGTGTTACCATCTTCGGAGTTAGATTGTGCGTCAACATTTTCAGTTGAAGCAGGCGCTGATTTAGCATTTCCAAAGTAACTTTCTTTAATAGTAGTTAACTTTTTCTTATACTCGTCTGCACCTTCGTAACTAACATCTTCAATTAATGATTTTAGTTTCTCAACCTCTGTGTCAGCAAGACCAGAAGTTACTTCGTCTAAAATTTCATCTTTTGAAAATTCGTTAATTTGTTTTTTCATTTCCATTGATTTCTCAGTTGTTTCGTTTAACTTAGCTTTCAGCTCTTCAACTTCTTGTTCTTTAGCTTCAAGTACGTCATACTTTTCATCTGGTATATCAATGTAATGGTCTTCAAATAATTGTTTTAAACCACCAATAAAGTCTTCAGCAATTTCTCCCTTGATACCTTTTTCAATAGCAAGTTCGTTTTCTGACATCCATTGTTCAACAACATAGTTTAAGTAGTTATCAACTTTGTTTGTTAAATCGTTTTTGAATGTTTCAGTTGCTTCAGATAACTCAGCAGAATACTCATCTTCTAATCTGCTAATCTCAGTTTTCACTTTTGATTTAACAGCAGCTTCAAAGATAGTAGCAGCTTTGTCTTTAAAAGTTTCAGATAAAGTGTCATCACCAGAAACTAGAGCAGCAACATCTTCTTTTACGTCAATGTCTTTAACTCTTTTTTCCATTTTTTCTTTTTTCTCTTTATCTTCTTCGTCAGAATGTTTAGCTTCGTCCATGTCTTTTTCATCTTCGTCGCCATTCATAGCTGCCATCATTTTTCCGTATGAAGCGGCTAAGTCTGATTTTTTCTTTTTGCCCATTGCGTCATACATAGCTTGGATTATACCAGCTTTTGTTTTCGGCATTTCAGCAACTTTTTCTTTATCGTCTTCTTTTTCATCAGCGTCATCATCATGCGCTGCTTCTTTTTTTACTTTATCGTTTTCTTTTTCGTCTTCAGCATTCAATTTTTGCATTGGTTCTGCTGGAGATGCACCTTTCGTAGGAGCTGACGTATCTTTTTTAGCTTTTTTTGCATGGTCAGTTGAACTTGCGTCTGTTGGAGAAGTCACTGCTTTTCCGCCATCTTCAAAATCACCCATTTTCTGCATTGGTTCTGCTTTACCAGCACCTGCTTTTGGAGCGTCTGCACCCTTAGGAGCTTCAGAAACGATTGTTTTATTTTCTTCCATTTTTAACTCTCCTATAAGTCAAAATTAATTAATTAATTTGCGTACTACTATTTATTATTTTGCGACTTTTCGCATAAATTTTTCAAAAGCAGCGGTTTGTTTTTCAGCTAACTCATGTCTTTGAGCAGCTTCAATTTCTTGTTGTATTTCAGAAATATCTTTTTCTTTAACGATACCATTGTCCCATACCCACTCTTTGCCTTCCATAACACCTTGTACAAATGCACTTGGAGCAGATGGATCTGCAACAATGTCAGCAGCAGTCGCTAAGTAAAAGTCTGATTTTACATAGTTAGTACCGCCTTTATTCTCCAAGGAACCCATGCCCCTTGACGAAACTCCTAGTTGTGCGCCTTCGTCTATCAAAGACTTCACAATCTTACCATAAGGTGTATCAGTCACTTTTGCTTCGCCAACATAGTTGCCTTTGCCGTCGCCTTCTAATGATGTAATTATGTGTGATACTCTCTCTAAGTTTACAGTTGGTCCGTCAGGATGTCCTAACTCACCAAATGCTCTCTTTTTATTGATAAATTCTTTTCTATATCTGTTTACTTCGTTTTCTAAAACTTCTTGTGGATAAACACGACCATTACGGTTCTTAATATTCGCCTGCATGAATATCCCCTTGATTTTGTGTGACTTTTTGCCGTTTTCGTCTGCTTCTGCAATCAACTGAACGTCAGTAAGTTCCTCTGTAATTAGTTTCATATGTTTATTCCTTTAGTCCTATTTATGTTATCGCACCTCTAAAATGATAGAATAACTGTCTCCATTCACAAAATTATGCGTAGAAAACAAAATATCACCTGTAGGTGTCCCTGCATTGTTAGCTATTTGTATTGCCGGCGTCTGTAAGTCTATCGTGCCTTGACCAGATAAAAACAGCGCCGTTGCGTTAGTAGTTCCTTCAAATAGGATTTCTACGGACCCTTTTGGGTCCGTAGTGTTTACACTATAAATCACTCTAGCAATTTTAGTAGAAGTTGACAAGTGATTTAAGTTTGCACTTGTCATCTTCTCTACTAAACTCTCTCCTGTACCATCAGATTTGTTCGTAAACTTCATTACAGTTTTAGAACCTGCAACGTCTGTTATAGTTTGTGTTGATACTGTATCAGCCATTATCTAGTCTGTCCTGAGGCAGTATAACCTTTTGCTTTGGTTACTTCAATTATTATTGTACCAGTAGCAGCACTAGCGTTGGTAATTAAAATATCACCTGTTACGCCTGAACTTTCTGGATTTGTTATCAATGGTTGTTTACCATGAAACCCATACTCGCCACTACCATGTATTGATATAGCATGGTCGTTTGAACTTGCGTCAAATAATAATGATATATCACTTGTTGCTGCCGTTGTATTCCATTTAATACTTCTTATGTGTAGTGTTGGGTTAGACGAGTGACCTCTTAATGCACTTGCGTCCACACATACTACATTTGAGTTAGTAGCATTGTTAATCTCAAACATTCTTACTGTTCTCGTTTCACTATCTACTAAATTTCTTGCGTTTACTATTGCCATTTTTACTCTCCTTTATATGGTTATGCCTGTTTCTTTTTTGAAATAAGCAACAATATCTTTTTGTTGTACTTTGTATTTTTTAGTAACATCTTTCATAACTTTACTAAAATTCATTAACACTTTACCAGGTGTTTTTTCCATCTGAGCATATACATCATCTACCGCCTCTTTTGCTTTTGGCGCTAGTTTTTTATAGACTGGTGACCTTCTATGGTCTGTTTTTTCAGTCGTCAATTTCCGTAGATTGCTCAGCGTTATCATTCGTTTCTGGTTCCTTTGCCATGATTGTTGACGCAACGTCTTTACGCTTGTCATCTAATTCAGTTCCTACTTTATCTGATAAAGCAGACTTAAATGCTTTCTCAGCACTTAACTTATCGCCTTTTTCCAAAGCGTCAATCATATCTCTTGTTGGGTTAGAATTGTCCATCATCTTCTCCTTCTGGTGGCGCTTCCGCCTCCTTTTCTTTTTCTATTTTTGTTTGTTCTTCATCAATGTCAATGTCAGTCATTTTCAAAATGTTCTTCATTGCCCACTCTTTAGAATAAATGTTACCTATCATTTCACTATCTTTCAAGTTACGATAAATTTCCATTCTTTCTTTAAACATTTCTGCTTCTTTTATTTCAGCATAGTAACCGTCATTTACATAGTTGTATCTGATTGTTCTTGCTAAACTGTTTTCCCAATCTTCTATTGTAACAATACCTTTTAGTATTAATTGTGTTTTCAATAAATCATGGAATAAAGCATTAAATCTTGTTCTTAGTCTATCAACAAATTTACTAAACTTTAATTCGTCTCTATTAATCTCAGTCGCTCTACCCATATTGAAACTACCTTCAGCTTCTAATCTGGATACAGGAACATTTAATGACTTGTAAAGTTTCTTTTGAAAGTATTTGATATCTTCTACTTCACCTAAGTTAGAACCACCTGGTAGTGTAGTAATTTCTGTACCTCTACCACCTTCTCGTCTTGGTAACCAGAAGTCTTCTAACATAGACATGTATTGTCTATCGTCTCTTATTTCACCTGTACTTGCGTCATAGACAAGTTTGTTTCTATATCTGTTCATTACATCTTTTAGGTATTGCTCTGCTTTTGCTTTTGGTAAGTTACCTACATCAATGTAAAATATTCTTCTTTCAGGCGCTCTGGATATTCTGTATATAACAATACTATCTTCAATCATTCTTAATTGATTGACAGGTTTAATCGCCTTATGTAAATGTGATAGTATCATGTTTCTTTGTTGGTCAATCATTCCTGACGGACAGAAAGCAATACTATCTTTACTAATTGCTAAACCTTGTGTTGAACTTGCTCCTGGTTGTACACCTTTCTCATTGTAAATATAAAATTCTTCAAAATCTACAACTGGTGGTGCGTTTTGGTCTTTAGGTCTAAAAGTTTGTGCGCCCTCAGTCTTCTTAGGTTTACGAACTTTCTTAATTTTTCTAGGATCAATATATCTTAATTCAGTAATACCACCTTTTATATTTTTAGGGTCTATTATCTTATGATATACTATTCTGCCATCAACATACCATCTACGAAATATGTCATGTCCTTTTTGCTCAAATTCCAATAACGAAAGAATATTATTAAATTCTTCTTCTATCTTTTTTTTGATTGATGTACCAAAAGGTACTGTATGCATGTTTAATCTGATTGTTTCTCTATTGTCATCAATTACTATACCTTCATTGATAACATCTTCAATCGCTTGGTCACACTCAGGTTGCATAGCAACCTCTCTATACCTTCTAATTAAATCTGCTTCGTTGTTTACTTTTCCTTCAATATCTAAGTAAGTACCATAATGTCCACCACCCATAATCGTTTGAACGCCATCATCAGCTGATGGTGCTGTAAACGTTTGACTAGTTGTTTTGGTGCTTGCTCTTTTGATTTCAAAGCCAAAAAATTCTGCCACTACATTCTCCTTTTCATTATCTTTTATTTCTATTTATAGCGGCCCGGAGACCGCTATAAATTCACAACATTACGTTGTAGTGTTACTTTCCCAGTATTGGTATCTCCATGTACATTCAAAAGTCTCTAACGCACTTACTGGATCATAGTTTAAATCAACTGTACCTATTGTTAAAGGAAATAATCCTCTAAATGTGTACGATTTGATTGTATTACCATTTCTATCTAAGTGGTCGATAAATGCGTCCACTTGATAATCAGTAGGGTTGTTTAAACCTTCGTTGTCACTATGGTTGTTAATACCATTTGACCATCTTTCAATAGCATTTCTGATATCAAAAGAAGTATCGTTGATAATAGTTGTACTCCAAGTTTGGAATGTTCTATCACCAGCCATATGTATTGGTCTACCTCTAAAGTTTACAGTTAATTCTCCTAACTCAGAACTTGGAAGCTGAGTTGCTGAACATAAGAACGACATGTTCTCAGTTTCGCCACCCACAGAAGCAAAACCAGGGAAAGGCATTGTAACCTTAAACTGATTTTGTCTTGCTCCGCCGCCTTTTAGTTTGGAGATAAAGTCTGATACGTTTGCCATTTTTTATTTCCTCTCTATTATGCGCCTGCTACTTCAGAAAAGGCAACGCCTGTTCTTGTAGCAACGAAGTTAAGTTTAATGAAGTTAATAGAACGATTTGGTTTGACAAATATG